TCGAGGCGTCGTTTCGGCCGGTCTTCGTCCAGCGGATCGACGAGTTGATCCGACGCGAGTCGAATGCCGTCAGGAAGGCGCTCGCCCGCGCGGCGAAGGGCGGCGGCGTCCAGGAGTTCCGCGCCTGGCTCGATCAATTCTACGAGGCCAACGCCGTTTTCATGGCGTCGAACATGCGCCCTGCGTTTCAGAGCCTGGCTGAGGCGATCTACCAGCACGCGGGCGACGAAATCGGTCTCGTAGACGGCCGTGACGTGGGCGAATGGGTCATGGGTTGGTCGGAACGATTCGGCACCGAAGAGGCGGGCGCGTCTCTCGGCCAGATCAGCGCGATCATGTTGGCCGCGCCGTTGTTCGGCGACACGGCCACAGCGGTCGAGGTTCGCTTGTCGGAGTGGGAGGCTGGTCGTGCGACGACGGTTGCGCACCGCGAGATCGTGGGCGTGGGCGCCAAGAGCACGCTGCTCGCGTACGGTGACGGCGGCGTGCAGCGCAAGGTCTGGCAGACGGTCGGCGACACGTGCCCGTTGTGTCGGCGGATGAACGGCCGCACCGTGTCGATATCCTCGCCGTTCGTGGCGCGGGGCGAGGCGGTCGATCCTGACGACGGCGAGACGGCGCCGCTCGTCGTCGAACGTAACTTCAGCGCGCCGCCACTTCATCGGGGCTGCGACTGCACGGTCGTGGCGGGCTTCTAGGAGGGGCAGGAATGGAAATCGAACGCAGATTCATTTCGTCGGAAGTTGCCGGCATCGAGGTGCGCGCGAGCGAGGACGGCAAGTTCGGTATCCGCGGTCTCGGTGCCGTCATCGGCGCGTTCAGCGAGGATCTCGGCGGGTTCAAGGAGCGCAATGCCGAGGGCGCTTTCGACGAAGCGATCAAGGTCTCCGATATTCGCGGATTGTTCAACCACGACCCGAACTACGTGCTCGGCCGGATGGGTCGTACGATGCGCGTGAGCGCCGACGCGCGCGGGATGCATTACGACATCCCGGAGCTGCCGGCGTCGCGCGCCGACGTCCGTGAGGCGATCGAGCGCAGGGACGTCGAGGGCTCGTCCTATTCGTTCACGCTCCGCGAGGGCGGGGATCGGTGGGACGAGGAGGACAACATGCTCGTGAGGACAATCCTACCGGGTGGCGTCGCGCGGATCTACGACCTCGGTCCGGTCACGTTCCCGGCGTTTCGTGCGACCACGGTCGCGAAGCGCTGCGCTGAGATGGTGCGCGACGCGTTCGGCGCCGACGAGGCGTGGCGCGCGACGCACGCGCATCGTCGCAGGCGGATGGACTTGATTGAAGCCGTCATGAAGTAGTATCTTCGCCGTGACTGACTGAGGCGGTCCCGTTCGGCGCTAGCTGAGTTCTAGCACAAGACGGGTCGCAACGTGGGATCCCACGTCGCTGAGTCGACGCAGGGCCACTCCGAACCCATGGATTGCATGGGCCGGGTGGCCCTTTCTTGTGCCCTCCCGGCCCGGAGACTGGAGGAGCACAATGGCGACCCTGCTGGAGCAGGCCCGCGAGCTCAAGGCCGACCGGTTCAAGCTGGTCACGGCCAACCGCGACCTGATCGACAAGGCCGAGGCCGAGAAGCGCGACTTCACCGCCGAGGAACAGGCCGAGTACGACAAGCGGCACGCGGACATCGAGGGTTACGGCAAGCGCATCTCGCGCCTGGAGGAGCAGGACAAGCAGGCGCGAGATATGGCGCCACCGGATCCGGCAGCCCCGCCGACGCCCGAGAATCGCGACCAGCGGCACGTCGACGAGACGGCAGAGCAGCGCACCGAGCGGATCGTGCGGGAAGTGCGCGCGATGTCGAGCAACGACTATGCGGCGTTGGCTGAGGTGCGTGCCACCGGCCGGTGGTTCCGCAGTGGCTCCGCTGGGCTCTCCGAGGCAGACCGCAGGGCGCTGGAGGTCACGGACTCGACCGAGGGTGGCTATCTCCAGCCTCCACAGCAGTTCATCGCGCAGCTCATCAAGAACATCGACGACGCGGTGTTCATCCGTGGGCTCGCGACCACGTTCTCGGTGCCGATGGCCGAGAGCCTCGGCGCGCCCTCGCTCGACGCCGACCCCGCCGACCCGATCTGGACCTCGGAGCTTGGCACGGGCGACGAGGACTCGGCGATGGCGTTCGGCAAGCGCGAGCTGCGCCCTCATCCGCTCGCCAAGCGGATCAAGGTCAGCAACACGCTCATGCGCAAGGCTGCGATCGGACCCGAGGCGCTGGTACGTGCCCGGCTGGCGTACAAGCACGGGACGACCCAGGAGAACGCGTTTCTGAACGGCGACGGCGTCGCCAAGCCGCTCGGCGTGTTCACGGCGTCCGCCGACGGCATCAGTACCGCCCGCGACGTGTCGACCGGCAATCTGGACACGTCGATCCAGGCTGACGGGTTGATCGAAGCCAAGTACACGCTCAAGGGGGGCTACTGGGCGATGGCGCGCTGGCTGTTCCACCGCACGGCCGTCAAGCAGATCGCCAAGCTCAAGGACGGCGACGGTCAATACATCTGGCAGCCCGGCCTTCAGATGGGCCAGCCGGATCGCATCCTGGCGGTGCCGTTCCTCGTGAGCGAGTTCGCTCCGAGCACGTTCACCACCGGGCTCTACGTAGGCATCCTCGGCGATTTCCGGCACTACTGGATCGCGGACGCTCTGTCCATGACGATCCAGCGGCTCGTGGAGCTCTACGCCGAGACCAACCAGACCGGATTCATCTCGCGGCTGGAGTGCGACGGAATGCCGGTGCTCGAGGAAGCCTTCGTTCGCGTCAAGCTCGGCTAAGGGAGACCGACCATGGATCTGCACAACAACGTCAAGTACCTCGTCGCGATCGCCCCGACCGACCCCAGCGCCACGGGGGTCATCACGGGTCGCGTCATCGACCGTTCGGGTTTCGACGCGGTCGAGTTCGTTCAGCAGCAAGCCGCGATCACGGCCACGGACTTCGTCGCCACGCCGATCGTGTTCGCTGGCAGCGCGACGGACGCGCTGGCCTCGGTCGCGGACGCCGATCTGCTCGGGACGGAGGCCGGCGCAGCGCTGTCCGGTGCGACGTCGGACAACATGACGGGCAAGATCGGCTACACAGGCACGCTCCGTTATGTGCGCTGCGACTTGGACGTCGAGAACGCCGCGACGGGATTCCACGCGGTCGTCTGCGTCCTCGGTGGACTCAGGAAGGGACCGCAGAGCGACCAGACGGTTTAAGGACGGGGCACATCTCCGTGCCTTGACGGCTAGGTCCCGGGGGCGGGCTGCCTCCGCCCCCGGGACTGCAACCAACGGAGGACACCAATGGCAGACGCGACCTATCAGCCGAAGGTCTACCGCAAGCAGGGCGGCACCGAGTTTGTCGTCGCCTCGGGCGGCGAGGTGAACATCGAGACCGGTGGCATCATCAGCGCGAACGGCACGCAGGCGGCGAACATCGCAGCGGTCACCGCGACCGCGACGTTCTCCACGGCCATCCACGGCCAACTCAACTCGGTCATCACGGCACTCGAGGGCGTCGGCATCCTCGCGACGAGCTAGGTCATGAGCTACGTCGAGAGGCACGCCGTCGAGGTTACGACGGCGACGGGTGGCGGTGCCGAGGAATACACGCCACCGCTCACGGGTCGGATCGTGGCTGTCCGTTACGTGCGGGACGGGACGACTCCGTTCGCGTCGACCTCGGATTTCACGATCACGACTGAGGATCTCGCACAGGGGCTGTGGACCGACACGAACGTCAACGCGAGCGAGACGATCTACCCGAGGGTTGGCGCGCATGACGCGGCCGGGGCGGCGCTCGCTACCGATCAGCCGCGCGTTCCTGTGTTCGTCGCCAAGGAGCGCGTCAAGATCGTCGTCGCCCAGGGCGGCAACACCAGGGTCGGAACATTCCACGTCGTCGTGGCATGAGCGAGCTATTGTCCGGCGAGCGACAGGTCGCGGCGAGCCCGGATCAGATCCGGCGCGACCACCGCGCTCGTTATGAGTGGGTGGCCAGGCGCGAGGGCGCGGGTAGTAGAATCGTGGACGCGGCATGCGGGATCGGCTACGGCTCCAAGATTCTCGCCGGCGCCGGTGCGTCGGTGGTGGCGTTCGATCATTCGGAGGAGGCGCTCGACTACGCGCGCCAGCACTACAACCACGATCCCGGCATCGAGTACCGGCACGCGGACCTTGTAGCGTTCCGGGCGTCTGGTGCGGACGCGGTGGTATGCTTTGAGGCGCTGGAACATGTGGCGGACCCGGACAGCGTGCTCGCCAACTTCCGGGCCATGGCGTCCAGGCTTTACGTGAGCGTGCCGAACGAGGACGTGTTTCCGTTCCGGCGCTGGCGGTTCCACCATCGCCACTACACGGCGACGCAACTCGAAGCGCTTCTCAACCGCAACGGCTGGGAGGTCCGCGAGTGGTGGGGCCAAAAGGGTCAGGAGTCCGACGTCGAGCCGCGCGTGAACGGACGGACCCTGGTCGCTGTCTGCGCGCGCTCCGAGCACCCGGCCGGTGGCAGCTGTCTGGAACTTCCGCCGCCGGTCAAGCCCATCCCAGAGTCCGTCGCGATTGTTGCGATGGGCATGTCTGCCGGCACGTGGTTGCGAATGTCCTCGCAACTCGGTGACCGGGCCAAGGTCGTGGACGAAGTGTGGGCGATCAACGCGATGGCGGGCACGATCCAGCATGACCGCGTCTTCCACATGGACGACATGCGGCTCCAGGAGCTGCGTGCCGAGGCGGATCCAGCTAGCGGCGTGGCAGGCATGTGCCGGTGGCTCCGCAGGCACGCAGGCCCGGTGTACACGTCGACCGCCTACCCGGAGTTTCCGGGGGCGGTCGAATACCCGCTCGCCGAGGTGATGACGAGCACGGGTCACAGCTACTTCAACAACACGATCGCCTACGCGGTCGCCTATGCAATCCACGTCGGCGTCCGCCAGATCCAGCTCTACGGTTGCGACTACACGTACCCGGACTCGCACAAGCGCGAGAAGGGCCGCGGGTGCCTGGAGTTCTGGATGGGACTCGCGTCCGCGCGCGGCGTCAACCTCGTCGTCGCTGGCGACTCTACACTCATGGACGCGAACGACCCGGCCTCGCACTTCTACGGCTACGACGGCGTCAAGCTCGACGTGAGCACCAACGAGGACGGCTTCGTGGTAAGGCGCGAGCCGAAGCCGTTGCCCACGGTTGAGGAGATCGAGCGGCGTTACTCGCACGAGCCCGACAAGGAAGGAGCAGCAGCATGAAAGTACGAATGAAGACGGTCGCCCGCGGCCCGACGCTGAACGCGGATGTGGGCGATGTGGTGGAGGTGCCCGAGAAGATGGGGGCCGATCTCGTACGTGGCGGCTACGCCGAGCCCGTCAAGGCGCAGCCGGAAGCTGCCGTTGAGGTGCCGCCCGAGGAAGCTGCCGTCGAGGCGGCGCCCAAGCGCAAGGGGCGTAGCAAGAAGTGAGGCCTGAAGGGCGCACGCTCGTCACGGGGCCTACGGTGGAGCCCGTCACGCTCACGGAAGCGAAGCTACATCTCCGTGAGGACGGTACTGCGCAAGATGCTCTGATCGAAGACACCCTCATCCCCGCCGCGAGACGGTGGGTAGAGGGTCGGTCGTGGCGCGCGCTCATCACGCAGACGTGGGATTTCACGTGGCGGCGCTTCCCGGCATCCCGAGAAATGCACATCCCCCTCCCACCGCTCCAATCCGTGACATCAGTCAAGTACCGGGATACCGACAATGCGGAGCAGACCCTATCGTCGGCCGCGTACCTCACCGACACGGGCGAGGCGCAGGGCATCGTGCGGTTGCTCGAAGACGAGAGTTGGCCGGACACCTACTTCGACCGCCCGTCAGCCGTGGTCGTTCGTGCCGTCGTCGGTTTCGGCGCGACGTCCGCGTCGGTGCCCGAGAACTACATCCAAGCGATGCAACTGTTGATCGGGCATTGGTACGCGAACCGCGAGAGCGTGGTGGTCGGTACGGCCACGTCCGGAGTCGGCGATACCGCAGACGCGCTGCTCGGCCTGGACCATGCGCGGGCGATGATCGGATGAGGGCCGGATTGTTGGATCGACGGATCGAGCTACAGGCGGTCGCTCTACCGACCGACGGCGACCCGTCCGGAGGGCAGTGGGTAACCGAGACCACGATCTACGCTGAGCAGGTGGACAAAGGCAGTCTCAAGCGGTTCGTGTCCGACCAGGAATTAGCGTCAGCGGATCGCGTATACCGGATCAGGTACCGGACGGATGTCGACCCGACGTGGCGCGTGAAGGATGGCGACGAGTATTGGCGCATCGACGGCACGCCCGAAGGTAAGGGCCGTCGCACGGAGACGCTGCTAATGTGCTCGCGGTACGACCCGAACGAGCGTGAGTTCGAGTGAGAATGGAACTGCGCGTGACCGGCGAGCGCCAGGTCGCGGCGTCCCTGCGCGCGCTCGTCGCCGCAGCCGATACCGATACACTCAAGGACGCGGCGCGCTACGCGTCCGAGCCTATCGTGACCGCTGCCAAGGGCCGGGCTCCGTCCGAGGACATCGCGGACGGTATCAGGGTGCTGAACGTCGATGTCACGGCGTCCGGCGAGGTCGTGTCCGAGATCGGGCTACCGGGTGGCCGGCAGAAGTGGTTCCACGGCCTGTTCGTCGAGCTTGGTACCGGGCCGCGTGTCCAGAAGACGACGGGCAGACGTACGGGATCCATGCCGGCGAGCCCGTTTCTACGTCCGGCGTTCATGTCCGAGCGTGCTGCGGCCAGCCGCCGGTTCTTCGCCTACCTGCGCGAGCGGGTGATGGGGGCGCGCCGTGGCTGATCTTGAGAAGTCGGTGCGCACGCGCCTGCTCGCGCACAGCGGCGTCAGCGCGTTGGTGTCTCCCGGCACGCGCGTGTGGTACTCGTACCTGCCCGTTGACCCTACGTTGCCCGCGATCAGTTTGCAGGAGATTTCCGCGGTGCCGGAGGGCGTCATGGGCGACGACGCCGGCATTGTGGATGGTGCGATCCAGGTCGATGCATGGGCCGAAAGCCGTGACGCGGCGAAGGAGCTCGGCGAGCAGGTACGCGACGCGCTCCAGCGCTGGGTCGGGACGGCGAATTCCAGCACGCTGACGTTCGTTGGGATGAACTCGGGCGGGGTGCGTTTCGAGCCGGAAGGCCGCATCTGGCGCCATCGTCAGGACTTCCGCGTCTGGTTCACGGAGGCCGTCGCATGACCGTTTTCGTGCTGACCGAGCAACAGATCCTGTTCGGTGGCTATCGCCTGACATCGCAGACGAACGATATCGCGGAAGCGCTCGTCACTGCGGAACTCGATCAGACGGTGTTCGGTGGCGACACTATGCTCAACGAGCCCGGCCTCAAGGGCTACGGCTTCAGCGCGGAAGGATTGTGGGCTGCCACCGAAGACGCAGGCATGTTTGGCTATCACCGCACGCGGAACGTGCCCGTGACGCTGGCATTAACGACCGGAGCGGGCGGCACGCCGGTCCGTTCGGTCCAGGCGATGCTGGCCGAGCATGGGATCGTTGAAGGTGAGCACGGCGAGCTCGCGAAGGTGTCGCTGGCGTTCGCGGCGATGGATGCGCCCGTCCGTGGCTACGTGCTGCACAATGCGTCCGCGACAGGCAACGTGACGGGCACCGCCTACAACCTGGGCGCTCCGTCGAGTCAGAACGTGTACGGCGTGCTGCACGTGTTCAGCGGCACAGGCAACCTCGATGTGACGATCCAAAGCGCGACCGATGAAGCGTTCACCAGCCCGAACAATCGGATCGCGTTTACTCAGGTCGGGACCGGGACACCGCGTGCGTATCAGTGGGCTACCCCGATCGCGACGGGCGACGCGTGGTGGCGCGCGATAGCCACGAACCCCAACACCCGCGACTTCGCAGTCGTCGTGGCAATCCAATAGGAGCACAGCATGGCCGTCACCGTCCTCTACAACGCATTCGTGAGCCTGAACGCGGTCGACGTGTCAGGGCAGGTCAAGGCCGTGAGCATGCCGATGACGATCGCGGAACTCGACGCCAGTCTGATGGGCGACGATACCACGATCAACGAACCCGGCCTCAAGGCGTTCGGCGCCGAGATCGAGTTCCTGAACGACTTCACGGACGACCTCGAAGACGAGGACTTCTTCACACTATGGGACAACCGCACAAAGTTCGCCATCGAGCTCCGGCCGTCGGCTACCGCCGTCGGCGCCGCGAACCCGAGCTACGAGTTCAACGGCTTCATCGCGGCGTGGAACCCGGTGCAGGGACAGCACGGCACGCTCGCGGGCGGCACGATGCGGATCGCGAACTCGAGCGCGCTGACGAGGGCCACGTCATGACCGCTGTGGTGGTGCTGACCAAGGCGGACATCCTCGCTGCATCCGACCTCGAACGCGAGTTGGTCGAGGTGCCGGAATGGGACGGTGCCGTATACGTCCAGGCGATGACCGGGCTCGAGCGTGACGGCTTCGAAGCGTCGATCATCGAGGTTCGCCAGAACGGCAAGGGCGTGACCACGACGAAGAACATCTTCGAGAACATGCGCGCGAAGATGTGCGCACGCTGTCTGGTCGACGCGGAGGGGGTGAGGCTGTTCACGGATGCAGAGGTCGACGCGCTCGGCGCCAAGAGTGCCGCGGCGCTCGACAGGGTGTTCGCGGTCGCACAGCGGCTCAACGGCATGGGTCGCGCGGACATGGAGGAACTCGCGGGAAACTGAGAGGGCGACCCGAGCGCATGTTCTATTTCTGGCTGTGCGAGACGCTCGGGTTCGCCACACCTCGGCATCTGCTCTCCGCGATTACGTCGGCTGAAGTGACCGAGTGGCGCGCTTACTACGAAGTCAAGCAGGAGCGCCGCGAGGATGAAGAACGCAGGCGTAGGATGGAGGCGGAGGCGGCGGCGATGGCGCACAAGGCTGCACGGGGGGGATAGGTGGCCACACTCGCGAGGATGCACGTTGAACTGATCGCGCGCAGCGATCGGTACACGCGCGAGATGCGGCGAGCGACGTCCGCGACTGACAAGCTGCGGTCCGGCTTCATGGGCCTACGCAACGCCATGCTGCTCGTCACGGGCGCGACCGGCTTCGGCATCGCGGTCCGCAGGACGTTCGAACTCGGCGCCGCCGTAGAGGAAACCGGCTCGAAGTTCCGTACCGTGTTCGGTACGTCAGCCGATGCGATGGACGATTTCATCGCACGGTGGGGCACGCTCGCCGGCCTGTCCCGGACCCAAGCGCGAGAGATCACGGCGACGACCGGCGCGATCGTGCAGGGCATGGGCTTGGCGCAGGCTGCGTCCGCTACGTACGCGGAGGCTGTCACGAGGCTGGCCGGCGATCTGTCGTCGTTCAACAACATCCCGATCGCTGAAACGAGTCGCGCGATCCAAGCGGCGATCACTGGCGAACGTGAGTCGCTCAAGCGGCTCGGTGTCGTGATCCTCGAGACGGATGTGCAGAAGCGCGCGCTGCTCGATACGGGCAAACTACGTGTCGAGCAACTGACGCAGGAGGAGAAGGCGGTCGCGACGCTCGCGATCATCACCGAACGGGCAGGAGTCGCGATCGGCGATCTGTCGCGTACCCAGGATTCGGCAGCGAACCGAGCCCGCCGATTGGCTGCCGAGTTCCGTGACATCCGCGAGGCGCTCGCTTCGGCGGTACTCCCGGTGTTTGAGGTCTTCATGCGGGAGATCGAGAACATGCTCGGTGGCACGGCGACGTTCGTGCAGTGGCTACAGACGAGCGGTCCGATCATGGCCGCGTGGGCCGAGGTGGGCGTGGCCGCGTTCGGTGCTGTCGCTAACGCGGTGTCCAACTTGGTCAGCTTGGTCACCGGGCTGGGTCGACTGCTGCTCGCGACGGCGCAGGCTCTCGTCGCGTTCTTCAATCCGTTCGGCGACTGGCAGACGTTCAGGGACGCCGCCGCTCGCATCGAGGAGGCGTGGGTCGGATTGGGCGGCACGTTCATGGAGGTCGGCGAGGGGGTCATCGAGTTGTACGACCGCATCCGTATCGCCATGAACACGTTCGGCGAGACGACGCTAGAGTTCGTGCGCCCTGCTCTCGATGCGACCGCGGACACTGCGGCAGTGGCGGCTGACGAGCTCAACCGCTTGGTGGACGCGCTGAACAAGTACAACGCGGCGTCAAGCTTCCTTGGCGGGCTGTCGCGCATCCCGGGGCTCGGATTCCTGAGCGGGCTCTCGAACGTGGCCGGCATCTTCGGCGGCGTCCTGAACCCGCTGTCGAGCGTGCTGGGCGCGTTCGGTGGTGGCAAGGCGGCGGGCGGTCCCGTATCTAGCGGCACTGCGTACATGGTCGGCGAGCGCGGGCCCGAGATGTTCGTGCCGTCTCAGTCGGGCACGATCGTGCCGAACGGCGGCATCAGCATCAGCTTCAGCTTCCCGCCCGCGAAGAGCCCGTCCGACGCGGCCCGTGACCCCGAGATCGCGAGGATGTTTGCTGAGCAGGTGCGCAACGCGCTGGAGAACGGGATGGCGTTCGCGTGAGCGCTCCACTCCGCGGCGACTCGGCGATCCGTTGGACGGAGGACGGCCAGGACTACCTGCACTATCTTGGTGGGCCGGTCAAGAATCCGACGGCGAACCCGGTCCAGCAGGTCCATCGCTGGCGCTCCGCGGACCTGACGACCGAACGCGTCATCTCGATCGGGTCAGGTGTGCAGGATCTGTCGTGTACGTTGCCATGGGACGGCAACCCTGACTCGTTGGTCCGGCTGATCGCGGCCGGCCGTAGGGGCGCGACGCTGGAGGTGTTCCCGTCGCTGGCCAACCCGTCGCTCTCGTTTCCGTGCGTGCTCGTCGAGGCTGGCGACATCGGTCCTGACCCGCAGTTCTGGCACGCACGCCGCCACCAGGTCGACGTCCGCCTCCGTCGCATCGACGGCGGCTCCTGGCAGGCCCTGCTAGAGGCTCCGCTGTTCTACTGGCGGGCGGGCAACCTGCTGCCAGGCCTGGTGTTCACACGCACCGGAGCCACCGCGACCGAGATCGACGAACTCGGCGTCCTGTCCACGGTCGCGGAGAACATCCTGCGTACGGACCACCTCGACCTGGACGGCGACGGGGTCCGTGAGACGCCAGCGACCCCGCTGGAGGCAGGCAGGACGAACCTGATCACGTCCGACGATATCGAAAACGATTGGACGGTCTCGGGTGCGTTGATTATCACGGGCGTGTCTGATCCGGCAGGCGGCACGGACGCTTTCACCATCGAGGACGACAGCGGCGCGGCGGCGGAGTATGCCGAGCGTGCGGTCGTCTTCACGGGCGACGCGGTGAAAGCGGTCAACTTCATCGTGCGCGAGAACACCATGCCGGCCGCTGGCGCGCAGCAGCTTCGGCTCAGGGACGTGACCGCCGGTCTGGAACGGCTGACGCTGCAAATCACGGGCTGGGTGGACGGCGAGCCGCAGGTCACGGCTGCCACGGGCGTGCATCTGGAGTCGATCAAGCTCGGCAACGGCTACTGGCTCGTGCGCGGCCAATCCACCGCTGTCACGGCTGCGAACGCAAACAGAGTGCGCATCGTTCCGGCTGCCACGATCGCCAACACCGGCTCGATCGACGTGTACCGGGTGAATGCTTTCGATGAGCTGATCCCGCCGCTGTCGGTGCTGTCGGCTTCGGACGTGCTCGGCGCCGAGTTCTTCCAGGTGCAAGGCATCAGCTTCACGCCGCAGAGCATCGTGGCGGCCGGTGGTGCGACGCTGTATCTGCGCTTTGTCGAGGGTGGCTCTGCGTTCTTGGGGACCGGCGCGAACCTGTGGACTGTCGGCTTGACCGGCTCCGCTGGCGGTGCGCGGTTCTTCGTCGGCGGCACGGGCGTCGACGGTGCGCTCAAGGCGCAGTGGGACGACCCGACGAACGGGGCTGTGCAAGTCTCGACGTCGGCCGACTTCGTGATCGGCACGCCTGCTGAGATCCGCGTCCCGATCTTCCTAGACGGCGGCGTGTGGAAGTTCCAGCCTCATTGGAGCATCAACGGCGCCGCAGAGGTGGCGGGCTCGGTGGGCACGATCGGCGCGAGCCTCCCGGCAACGTGGGACGAGCCGGACGTCACGATCAACAGCAATCATGCAGGCGCTGGCGTCGGCATCTGCCACCACCGCGAGCACAAGTTCGTGCCCGGCGTCCGCACGCTCGCCGAGATGAGGGCCGCCTGATGACGGTCTCGGTTGCGAGCGCGACGTACCGGATCCGCATCGCCGCTGCCGGCGCCTCGTCGATCGGAACGCCGGATCTCACGCTCACCCAAGCCGACATCACCGAGACGCCGATCCTGTCGGGCCCGTCGGTCGACGTGCTGAAATGCACGACGGTCAGCCACCCGTTTCGGATCCGCTGCCAGGTCGACACGGTGTTGTTCAACTCGGGTGGCCGCATGACCGCACTCGGTAGGCTGTGCGAGGTGCAGCGCGACACCGGCGCGGGCTTCGTAACGGTCGGGACCGGCCGGATCAGCCACTACTCGGAGGCCGAGCGCGGACTGGTCGACGTCGAGGTCTCCGACGAACGGTGGACGGAACGGCGGACCGAGATTTTCCGGACGACGGACACGATGCAGCTCCATCCGCCCGGCCTCGCAGCCGCGTGGAGGGATCGGCTGGCAGCAGGCACGGCCACCTACGTTGTCGATGAGGTCGACGGCAACGCGGTCAGACTCACGACGATCTCGAACGAGGGCGTGCAGGGCACCCAGCCCGATTACGTGGCGCGCGTCCCGGCCTCGCTGATGTTCGCGCTCGCGTCGGACCTGTCTCGTACGCCCACGCCTTCGGCGTCGAACTCGGCGGGCAACTTCGCTTCGCTCAGGTTCCGTACGGGAGGCGCCGACAAGACGGTCATCAGCTTCCACCCGTTTCTCACGGCCGGGATCATCGACCCGACCCTGCCGACGGGTATCCTCGGGTCGCTCTCGCCGTTCGGCGGGTCCGGCGAGTTGTACGTCGCGTGGGTCTACATGGGTGCCGGCCACGGGCTCAGCGCGACCGATCCCGTCGTGGGCCGCTTCTACTGGCCGTTGGGCGTCCCGACCTCGCCGGGCGTGCCGGTGCACATCGGCGGCGTGGCGGGCGTTCACCCGATGCAGCTCTTGAAGGACGTGCTCGACGGCGACTACGGCGGCGACCCGGTCAACTACGACTCGACCGCGATGACGGCGTTGCTCGCGCTGTCGACGCCCAACGTGTGGGCGCGGATCACGAAGTCGAGCGAGCGGGCCACGTGGCTGGAGCGCTCGATCTACCGGCCCTACGCGGTCGCGCCGCTCGTAGGCACCGATCTCGTGGTGCGGCCGACCGCGCTGCGTGCGCCGAGCGACGAGAACCCCGATTCGTACACGGTGCTCGACGCGTCGAACGCGGATGTCCCGACGTGGGAGCACACGTCGCGCGACCTCGCGACCGTCGTCGCGTTCAAGAGCCGGGTGGTGGCATACCGGGTTGACTCGGCGACGCCGAGGGAGGATTGGCCCGCGGACGACATCGAGGTCCATACGTTCGAGGCGCCCGACATCGAGCACGACACCGTCGCGACGCTCGGCCGGGTCGTCCACGAGATCGACACCGATCTCATCATCCCGTCGGCGTACCCGGACCCCGACGTGCAGGAAGTGCTCGGCGTCGAGCTGTTCAACGTGTTCGGCGACGGCCCACAGCGCGG